GACATTAATGGTTCCATCTTCTGTGACAAACATGTCTGGGAATCCGGGAATAGGAATACCATTTTCACCGAGTCCGAGATTGCTTGAGCCATACCTACCGGGAGTAGGGCCTAAATCAGATTTGTCTCCGGGATAAGCTCTGTCGTAACCACGATCACCACCATCTGGGGACATATTGGCACTTACAGGGGTTGCAGCAGTATCTCCATCCCCCTCCCCATCTCCGTCGCCAGTATCACCACCGGGAAGAACAGTATTACTTCCTGCCTCCCAGACAGTATAGCCATCCAGAGAATTAAGAATTGCTCCGGTATCGGCATCTACAAAATAAGTATAGGCCCTGCGAGTAACTGGGTCACGGTATACTTGCTTGAGGGCATACATTACGGTATCTGGCATAGAGTTAATCCTTTTTCAAGATAGAGGAGACTTCATCCCCAAGGGTACGAAATCGCATTAGTTCCTTTATGGCAAACTGGTGTCCAGCAACTTCTTCCATATTCTTGGAAGTTACTAGCTGGTTCTTATGCCACTCGATCCTCTCGTCAGTATATTCTACAAGAGCTTTGTTAAGTTTTAGATTCTTGACTAGTGGTCCTAGTCCCTGTGCAATATCTTTACGCAATTGGCTGACCCCCACCTAAGTTGGGAGGTGTCCGTCCGGTAAATCCTTCCATACCGGGATCAGGAGAAGCTCCGGGGGTAGCACCACCACCTACAGAATCACCACCCATACCGGCCTGTGGGGGAGTAGCAGGAATACCTTCCATACCACCTTCTGGGATACCCATGGCCTCTTTCATCTTTTTCATCTGTTCTGCCTGAATTGCAGCTTCTCTTGGATCATTGACAATCTTCGAAGGATCAAGGTCAAGTGACTGAGCCAATTCACGAAGGATATAATCTCTCTTGACGAATGGAGCATCCATTTCATTGCCAGTGATTTGCAAGAACTGAAGGAGTTTCTGTGAACGAATTTCATTACGAACAAGACGTTCTGTCCCACGAGCTACAACAGTCAAGTCTCCCTTGATGTCTTTGTTGAAGTTGAATTGCATGTTAAAGGAGTACAAGGACTGGCCAAAGGGAATCAACAGATAGTCATCAATATTACGAATGACAGACTTGATGTTTTCATCGGCAGCCCCCATAAGCATGGACATACCACTTGCAGTACGACCTGTGCTCATAATGCCAGACATACCGTGTGCATAGGAAGGCATACCTGTAGCTTCATCAGAAAGCTGTCGTGCCTTATCAAAGAGCAACATACATTCCTGAGTGACATTGGGATACTTCGTGGCAAAGATAGCCTGACCGGGAGCACCTGACTGACGCCTGAAGACCTTACCGGGATAGATTGACATATCCTGTCCGGGAACAAGGTTGGTCTCATCTACTTCAAAGACAACATTTGAACTGAGTGCGGCATTGTCAATTGCAAGGCGCATAAACCCATTCATGATTAGCTGAGTATCGCTCATGTTTTCTGCGACACCGATACCAAACAACGAATAGGGATTCAGTTCATACGGGGCAATGTAGTAGGGAATACGTGCAGGAGTGAAGGGGTTTACAATAAAACGAAGGACCTGCCCATTGCAGACCCATATGTTTACTTGGAACTCTTCCAGTTCTTCTACTTCTTCGGGGAGTTCAATACCCTCTCTCTCGGCAATCTCGTGATCAATAGTCCCCCAGTATTCCAGAACCTCGTAACGATCTATAGAAGAACTATCAGTACTTTCATCCAAGATGCTTTCCCAATATTCTTCTACGTAATTGGCTCCCGCTTCAATGGCAATCTCAATGGATTCCTTACGGAAGTATGGTCTTTTCTTGAGGGCACGAAGTTGGGTCTTGCTTAGCCTATGGCGTTCAATCCAGAACTCGCAATCTTCCTTACTTCTTGCATCCGGGTCTGGGTAGCAGTTCCAAACGGACACATGATCCATCTCAGGAATTGTCTTGAAGACTGGAGTATAATTACCCTTGTCATCCCAACGTGGGTATTCCTTGTCTTTGACAAATGGCCCCTTGATGATCCCACTGCCAAAGAGACACATCTCAAAGGCAAAGGAACGAAGATGCTTGGAGGCATTGGTTTCCTCTAGCTGATCGTGCATTTGCTTTTCCATCTTGGTGGCAGCAATCTTGGCAGGCTCATAGGTAACACTTGATGGCGTCAGTCCGGGACCTGATTTGATTTCTACTTCAGAGGGAAGACGATCTAGCAGTGGCTTTACTGGGCCTAGTCGTTCCTTGAGATTCTTATGAATATCTCCCCTAGTGATGGTTGAAGGAATCTGTTCGGCTTCTCCTTGGGCAGACTTTTCGTCTTTAGGGGCTTTGGGATCAAAGTGAACGCTTTCCTCAATACCTTCAGGAACTGGTGTAGCCTCAACTCCAAGTGGGAACTTGTTTCCTGCAAAAAGAACACTAGTGATTTTGCCATAAGCTGCCAGTACCTTGGTCTTTGTAATTTTAATGAAGGCTTTGGATTTTTCAGTGTCGGTAAACTGTACGTCTGGTCCATAGATACCCCTGAAGTTACGATAGGCATCAATCCACCTACGCTCATCGTGTTGACGGGCATTCTTTGCACGATTGTACAAACCCGTTACAAACGAAGAAATACCGTGGAGTTCTTGGTTCTCCTCGGCAACCTTATCGTGATCGTCAGATGTTTCAGTTAGAGCCTGCACATTGGCAGACATTACTGTATTGCCTTCTTCCCCCTCTTCAGGACTAATCATTGGGGACTGTAAGAAAGATTCCATTTAATTCTCCAAACCTAGTAGCCAAATACGGGATCGGCTGGTCTAACTGTAATTGTTCTTTGAGTATCCCACCAAGGGTCTGTTTTAGGACGAGACATGATACCATAACGTACGGCATCGTATGAGTGGTCACTGCGATAGCGTTTGTCAATATCGTCATTGTCATTAGGATCGACAGGGATAACTTCAAGGTCACTGATAATTTGAGAACAGTTCTCGAAGAATACTATTCCCGGACGACCTGTCTCTTCATCGACCTTAAGGAGTTCATGAAGCCTGTTCTTACCTGCTACACGAGAGCCTGCAGAACGATCTGAGGGTTTCCATCGACATCCCTTGGCAATCATGACTTCAGCAATTGAGGGACCTTCACCTCTTTTGTGCCAGACAGAAGAATCGAGAATACCATAAGACACTCTCTCGTGAGCTTCAATGTCATTGACCAGACGGGCTAGGTCTTCACCGGTCTTCTTGCTTACGTACAATTCCCTATAGACAATTAGTTGTTCATCCATGGGGTCAATTGCAAACCAGAGAACACAAGAATGCGAGGCATAGCCAAAGTCAGCAGACCTAAATCTGTACCAGTCTCTTGGGATTTCAAATGGCTTTACAACGTGCTTGGACCTACGAAATTCTGCAAAGGCAGCACCATCAGCCATTGTCCAATCGCCTTCAAGCAACTGTGCCCTACGAGCTTCTGGGAGGGACAAAAGGTTAGTACGATAGATTCCATCTTCTGCCAGATAGGGATTATCCTTTAGCCTTGCCGGAATGAATCTACGTTGAAAGAGGGGTTCATTAGTTTCAGGATCGACCAGAACGGCACCAGTGTCAATATCTGTAGCAGGAAATGCAATATTGGCTGGTGCAGGATCAATGAACATCCTCTTTACCCAACCATGTCCGGGACCACCGGGGTTTGTAGTTCCCCTCATGCACAAGGTTTTCTTAAGTTCTGGATCAGTACTACGAAGACGGGAACGAAGATAATCCCATGCAAATGGTGAAGGATACTGTGTTAACTCATCAAAGCCAATCCAACTAAATGCCTGTCCCTGATAGCGCATTACATCATCATCTCTGTCCAAGTAGGACATCCAGAGCCTAGCACCTAACGGGAATTGCCATTCACTAGCCTTTTCCTTGAAGACTGCCTTTGGGCCAAAGACTTTAGGATACAGTTTCTTTGTTTCCCAGACCAGTTCCCTAAGCTCGTCATTTGTCCTACGAAGAAGGAGGCCATTGAAGTTAGGATTACTGAAGTAGCGCATTGGGTCTGCAATCAGTGCATAAGACTTACCACCACCTGCCGATCCACCATAAAGTACTTCTCGTTCACTAGCTGCAAGGAAGTCTGTTTGTGGTCCGGGATTGGGACGAAAGACAACATCCTTACCTGTATCCTCTTTAACTTCCTCTTCTGTTAGGGCTTCAAATGGGAGGACTACTGGACTCTTAAGTAAGTTATTACCCTCTTCAATTTTCTTTTCTTGAAGTTCTACTTTCCCCTCAAGGGCATCCAGTCTTTTCTTGGCTACAGTAATTCGTCTCTTTTCTGCAGCTATCTTTAGCTTCTGTTTGAGAGCTTCCTGTTCGGCCTTGTTAAGGGAATCAAACTTTTCCTTCTTGGCCCTAGCCTTCTTTTTTTTTCGATTCTGCCTACGTTCCTGAAGGATTTGGGAAGAGGGTCGATAGCGAAGCCAAAGTTTACGAAGACCCATGATGGATATTTCATAATTGGCCGACTTGATGTACTCGACACATTCCCTGAGAGATCGTCCATTGTCCAGATAGTCAAAGCATTCACTAAGAATCTTTAGTTGTTCTATATTTGGGACTGCATGGTTATCTTCAGTCTTTTCGTATCCCCAATGAACGGCACCCTTGACTACATGTGGCTTGGGAAACTTATCCTTCAGTAACAGTAATTGTTGTATTTTTTGCTGGTAGGATGACGATTCCATTGGGCATTTCCTGTACTTGTTCTTTTTCTTTTACTCCGGCTCGATTGAGAATCTCTGTAGCTGCCTTCAGTCTTACCATTGCTCCCGCAGAAGCTGGTTTGTCCATGGTATCGAACATACCGAAGATTGCCTTACCTGAGTTAGCAGCCAAATACTTCTTGGCCCTTTCGATGATTTCATCTGTCAGAGTTGGGACTACATGACTTGGCTGAACACCATCGGCATATCCTGCAAGCTTGATGGCAATAGCAGGGTCTCCCTTGGCCTCATCAGAGAACAGGGCATCAAGGAATGCTTCTTGAAGTGGAGTTAGCTTACGTTCTTTAGTCATTTTTATCCTCGACTTAGTTATTTGGTTTCTATAACCCTTGAGTTAATACATTCCATAGGAAACCCGAATCGGGAATAAAGTTTTTCCGAGACCTTATTTGATCCTACACATATATTATACCCTATTTTGATGGGAAAGTCAAGTAAAAAATGTACGTAAGGTCTAATAAAGCTAAATTGGCCACTTCGTCTCACTTCGTTCAACCAATATTACCTTTAATACCTATAGTATATACATGAGGTACATGTAGTACTACACCTATAGTACTATACTGGAAAGAAATATATTAATCTAAGGGTTATAGACTATAGTAATACTAACAGTATATAATACTATAGGTAGCTGGACAAAAAATATAAATCTAAAGCTGGCTGCCCAAACAAAAATAAAATACGACATTGATTACTAAAGGTAGATGTATACACTACACTCACTTAATT